CTTCATTAGAAAATGTTCAATCATCAAATAAAAATTATTATAAAATTCTTAAAAGTGGATATCAAGTTCAAAATATTTTATATACTCAAATAGGATCATCCCCCTCTCAATCATTTACAGCTTCTTTAAGTTTAGTAGATAAAGGAAATTCTTCTTCATCTATTGTAGAAGATTATCAAATTAAAATAACTACTCAGACTTCTCAAGCAGAACCTTGGAAAAATAATAGTATGACTAGTAATTTTGAGGAAGTAAATTTCCCCACATTATCAACCGCCGGATCATTTGCTAAAATTCAAACTGTAACAAATAATCTAAGATTACCAAGTACTTCGGGTACTACAACAAATACAAGATATTATGTTTCTCAATCTCTTGTAAATGATAAAGTAGATCTTACTTTTAATTTTAAGTTATTATGGTCATATTATCCTCAAGATTCAACCTTTGAGCCTAATCGACCTATTAAACCTACCTCTATTAAAGCTTATTACCAATTAATAAGATTAAGAGATGGATCTGAAACAATAATAAAAGATAATCCAAATGGAAGTGAATTAGTGTACTTCGGTACACAAACTACAACAACAACTTTGAATTCTTTTTTTGGATTGTTTCCCCAAACCCTTGTTACCACAACCACCGTACCAATTCTACCTTTTTACTCCCAAGTAGCAGACTCTTTTACAGTTTTATCTACTGATTTAAAAAAAGATGATATATTTTATTTAAAGGCTAAAGCAGTAATTCAAGGTAAAAATAGAACTCAATACATGTATATTGAAGGTGGATCAGAGTTAAATGTTACACAAAATCCAATTTCTAATCAAACTATTAGTATAGGAAATTTTTGGATATCTGCTTCTTATCTTCCACTTACTGCTTTTTCTAATGCCTTTTCTAATGCCTTTTTACAAACTTCATCAGTCTCTCTATTTCCATTTCCTGTTTCCTTAAACCAAATTAACTCAGGTGGATTTGCTGGTACTAATATGTTATATACTACATCTTCAGTTTTTAAAAATAATTTTGATAATAAATTTGCTTGGGGAAAAGATATTCCTAGTTCGGGTTTTAATACAATTGAAACTCATTGGGATATTATTCCAGGAGATGAATTTAAATTTGAAGGAAAAGAAAACCAAAGGTATAGAGTTCTTAAAGCAGGTATTGTTTCTTGTTCTGGATATGTTTCAAGTTCAGTATTAGCTGTAGAATTTGATAGACCTTTACCAACATCAGGATCACTTAATTATGATAAATTTTCTATTCAAAGATATATTAATTTTGAAGGAAATTTAATTTTTGAAGGATTTAAACCTAGCGCAGATGGTCCATTTATTATTACACCAGAGTTTATAACTCCAAATTTAAATAAAAATATAGGTAAGATTCTTGAAGATCTTACACAAAAAGGTTTGCTTACATAATATTTATTAGTATAGTACAATATATAATACAACAATATGGGATATTTAAATAATAGCGTCGTTACAGTAGATGCAATTTTAACATCAAAAGGAAGAGAACTTTTAGCAAAAAATGATGGTTCTTTTCGAATTACACAATTTGCTTTTGCAGATGATGAAATAGATTATACTTTATATAATCCAACACATCCTTCTGGATCTGCATTTTATGGAGAAGCTATCCAAAATATGCCTTTACTTGAGGCTTTTCCTCAAGAAACTCAAACTATGAAGTATAAATTAGCTACTTTACCCCGTGGAACATCTAAATTACCTGTTTTAAATTTAGGTTACTCAGCTATTACTTTAAATCAAGGTGCTTCTTTAGCTATTACCCCACAAACTTTAAATTATTTAGGTAATTCACAAGCATATGAATCTAGTGGATATTCAGCTACAATTTCTGATGTTAGATTAATGGGTACATTTACTGGAGTTGGAATTAATACAGCAGGAGCACAAGCATCAAATGTTACTACAACAACAACTTTAGGAACTAATGTTTCTCAAACTATAATTGGCTCTCAAATTAATTTAAGAGCAACAACAGTAAACACTTTATTTGGTTCTAATACCCAACTTTCAGCTACTTTAACTGTTGTAGGTTTAGATAGTGGAGCTCGTTTAACAATTCCAATTTTAATTAACAAAACAATAGTTTAAACCATAAAATATGTCATTTAAAAGATTAGACCCAGAAGATTTTTTAGTAAGTAGTGATTCAATTACCTCTACTATGTGGTCAACTGGTGTACCAACATTAACTTCTTTTTTTACTTCTTCTACTCAAATTGCTTCATCTGCTGGTAGCTTTTATTATAGTGTTTATCAAACTGGATCTGGGGAATCAAATGCTGAAGTTCAATTTGATATAGCATATGGTGACTCTTTAGGGAGTGGAAGTGCCTTATACAATAGTTCAGTACCTGGAGTGTCTCCAACAAAAACTATATATGGTCAATATCGTTCTTTAATTTTAGAGGATGAAAATTCATCTTTTATTTTTGGAAAAGGTAATAATACTTACACAACTGATAATTTTTGGGTAATAAATCTTGAAAGAGCAAGATATAAACAATCAATTTTTCCTGGATCATTAAATTTAGAACTTTCTGGATCTGGTGGAATTGGATCTATATTTTTAACAGATGACTCATTAGATAATCCTGTATCTGAATTTTTAGGAGCAACTAGAGTATATCAATTAATTTCTGGATCTAATGGAACTGCAGGAGCTTTAGCAAATAGTGGCTATGTAGCTGGATCTGGTTCATATGGTTTAGTGTTCCCTGATTTAGGAACTATATTAATTAATCCTGCTGCTGTATCTCAATCAATTAGATTATCTCCAAGTAGATCAAATAATTCTGATGGTTTAAATAATGCAAAATTATTTAATGCTATTAGATTAGGTGCTTTCTTTTCACTAAACTCTCAAGAAACACTTACTTCAGATTATGTTTTTGTTAGAGCACGCAATAGTGAATTTAATTACTCTGAAAATCCATCATTTATTGCAGGTTCAACTGGTGAGGTAATTTATAGTCAATTTATTAATTCTCCTCAAGTATATCTTACTACTATAGGAATGTACAATGATAGTAATGAATTAATAGCGGTAGCTAAAATGTCAAGACCATTATTAAAAGATTTTACAAAAGAAGCTTTAGTTAGAGTAAAATTAGATTTTTAGAATGAATGAGCATATTCAAACCATTTATAACTTCTGATGTTATTGTATCCCCTTTTAAGGTAAATAAATCATTTACTTTTACAGGAAATAATTTTACCGGTTCAAATGTACAGATTGATAGATTTCTTGGAAAAAATATTACAGCATCTTTATGGGTATCTGGCTCAGATAATACTGGATATATTACACCCCAATCAAGCCAATTAGTATATCGTTCTATTAAAGAACTTTATTACTCTAATTATATTAGAGGAGGTAATGGATCCCCGGCAGCAACTGCTTCATTTAATAATGATGGAACAATAACAGGTTCTGCTTATACCCCAAATTACTATAACTATTTATCAAATACTTTAACTGCTAGCAGATATTTTCCTACAGGATCGAATGAAGTAATTACAGTAATTTCAATCCCCTCTAATTTATTTGGTGAATATTTAAAACCTGGATCTGTAAATATTTCTACAGGAAGTATAGTTTTACAAGATGATGGATTAGGTAATTTAATCTCGTCATCTAAAAAAGTAGGAGATGTTATTTATGAACATGGAATAATTACTATAACTAATAGCGGTACAACCCTATATAGTTCAACTTTACCTAATATTTTTTATAGTGGTTCATTAACTTGCTCATTTGAAAGTACAGTTACTATATATGAAACCCAATATAAATGCACTATTAGAGAAAATGAATTTAATTTTTCAAATAATCCATCCTTACTACAAGGAAGTTTATTTGAATCATTTTCTAATGCTTTTTCTAATGCTTTTTCTCAAATGTCTCTTAATATGAGTAGTAGTTTTTTCTCACCCCCAGGGAATGGAAAACTAAACAATAACGTAACAGGTTCATATTTTTCCCCATATATTACAACTGTTGGATTATATAATAATAATAAAGAATTAATAGCGGTAGCAAAACTTGCCCAACCTTTACCTGTATCCTCTGCTACAGATACATCAATATTAATAAACTTTGATTTTTAAAATTTATGTCAAATTGGTTATATAAAGATAAAAAAATACAAGACATAACAGATTTTCCCCAAGAAACCTATGGTTTCATTTATATTTCTGTTCATATCCCTACTGGTAAATCTTATTTAGGTAAAAAATCTTTATACCACAATGTAAAGAAAAAATTAGGTAAAAAAGAATTAGCTGAACAACCTGTAACTAGGGGAAGAACATCTACTACAAAACAAATCATAAAAGAATCTGATTGGAAAACTTATTATGGTTCAGCAAAACCCATACTTGAACTTATAAAATTAGGAAAACAAAAAGACTTTGATCGTAAAATTTTATGTATTGTTTCAAACAAAAAACTATTGACATAC